AGATGCAACCATTATAACTTCAAATAAAGTATCTGTTTTTGGTGTAGGTGACGGAACTTTATATTATCAGCAAGTTCAAATTACAGGAAACGCCTAAAATGAAACTCATTAGGGAAGAAATCGAAAAGGTAGAGGTTCTTACAGAAGGAACTGGAAAGAATCAAAGACTTTGCATAAGAGGTCCATTCCTTCAAGCAGAATGTGTAAATCGTAATGGTCGTATGTATCCTCTTTCCATTATGGAAAGAGAAGTAAAAAGATATACAGAACAGTACATCAATAAAGGTCGTGCTTTAGGTGAACTTGGACACCCAGATGGTCCAACCATAAATTTAGATAAAGTTTCACATAAAATTATTGATTTGCAAAGAGAGGGAAATAACTTTATCGGTAAAGCGCAAATATTATCAACTCCAATGGGTAAGATTGCCGAATCTCTTCTTAAAGAAGGTGTTTGTTTAGGAGTTTCTTCTAGAGGAATTGGTTCATTGCGTCAAACTAAAGAAGGTTTTAATGAAGTTGGTGAAGATTTTATGCTTGCAACTGCAGCAGATATTGTTGCGGACCCTTCTGCACCTGATGCATTTGTTCAAGGAATTATGGAAGGAAAGGAATGGATATGGGATGGAGGAATTCTTCGTGAAAAACTTGCAGAGCAGACAAAAAGAAAAATTAATACTCTTGTCGATCAAAAAAGATTGGAAGAGAATAAACTAAACTTATTCAACGATTTCATTAATTCGTTGTAATTTATTAAATTATAAATAAATATAGATTTAATACAGGAAAATCGGAGAGTTCAAATGTCTCGTGGTAAAAATTTACAAGAAATGGAAGTAGGCACTAAGCAATCCAAAACTGCTGTTAATGCTAATGCAAAGGCAGCAGATCCTATGCCTAAGTTGTCCGGAAATCTTCCAGATGGACAAACAGGTTCTTGGGAAGATTTGGGTGGACCTAGACCGGAAGATTATACTAACGACGAAAATGGTACAGCAAAACTCAAGACACCTGGAACAACACTAAAGCAAGTTAAAGATGTTGTAAATAAAGGTGCAAAACCTGCTGAAGCAATGCATGGCATGAAAGAAGAAGAAGAACTCGAAGATGAAGATTTAATTTCAGAAGAAGAGACCGAAGAAATTGAGTCTGTAATTTCCGAAAATGAAGATGAAGATGAAGAAGTTGATACTGAAGAAGATGAAGATGAAGAAGAAGTAGTTGAAGAACAGTATGACATCGAAGAAGATGTAGAAGCTCTTGTTGAAGGTGAAGAACTTTCTGAAGAGTTTAAAGAAAAAGCAAAGACAATTTTTGAAGCTGCTATAGTTTCAAGAGTAAATCAAGTCAAGGAATCTCTTGAAGTTCAATACCAAGAACGTTTAGTTGAAGAAGTTCAAGAGATTGCAGAATCACTTTCAGATCGTATTGACTCTTATCTGGAATACGTTTCTGAAGAATGGTTCCAAGAAAATTCACTCGCAATTGAAACTGGTCTGAAGGAGGAATTAACCGAATCCTTCATGACTGGTCTGAAAGGACTTTTTGAAGAACATTATGTATCAATCCCTGAAGAAAAATATAATGTGCTTGAGAGCATGGTAGAAAAACTTGATGACATGGAGACAAAACTCAACGAGCAGATTGAGAAAAATATTTCCCTTAACAAACGTCTCGCAGAGTCGGTTGCTGATGGAATCTTTGACCAAATTTCTGAGGGTCTTGCTGCCACTCAGAAAGACAAGCTCGCTTCACTTGCCGAAAGTGTTGAGTTTGAAAGTGAAGAAGAATATCGTGAAAAACTGGAGACCTTAAAGGAGGCATATTTTCCTTCCAAAGTAACATCTCCAAGAGCTAAAACTGAATCTCTTTCAGAAGGTGTAGACAATGCACCTGAGTCAATCTCAGGTTCAATGGCAACATATCTGAATACTCTTTCAAAATTTAGCAAATAATTGAATTTAATATAATTCAAACAAAACATCCATACAACAAAGGTAAAAGCAAATGTTCCAATCTGAGCATCTGCAGGAAAAGTGGGCACCTCTCCTCAACTATGAGGGTCTTGATTCAATCAAAGATTCACACAGAAGAGCTGTAACCGCTGTCCTGCTCGAAAACCAAGAAAGATTTTTAAGAGAGCAATCTGCATTTGAACATGGTTCGATGCAGAATCTCATGGAAACACCAACTAACAGTGGAAATGCTGCTGGATTTGGTGGCGGATTTGGTGCTGATAGCACTGCTGCTGGTCCTACCGCAGGTTTCGATCCAGTTCTGATCTCTCTGATTCGTCGTTCAATGCCTAACCTGGTCGCATATGACCTGGCTGGTGTTCAACCAATGAGTGGTCCTACTGGACTTATTTTCGCAATGCGTTCTCGTTATACTAACCAGAGTGGTACTGAAGCATTCTACAACGAAGCAGATACCACATTCTCTGGTCAGGATGCTGGATTTGATGAAAGTGCAGGATTTACTGATGCTGTTGCTGGTATGGGTACAACCATCCAGTCGGGCACAAATCCTTCTGTTCTCAACCCAGTTGCAACTGCTTCTTCCCTTGGCTACAATGTTGGTCAAGGAATGGTAACTGGTGATGCTGAGAATCTTGATGGTACGGGTGCTGATGCATTCAACCAGATGGCATTCTCAATCGAGAAAGTCACTGTTACTGCGAAGTCTAGAGCACTGAAAGCCGAGTACTCACTTGAGCTTGCACAGGATCTGAAGGCAATTCATGGTCTGAATGCAGAAGCTGAGTTGGCAAACATTCTGTCAACTGAGATTCTTGCTGAAATCAACCGTGAAGTCATCAGAACCATCTATAAGGTTGCTGAACAAGGTGCTGTACAAAATGTTGCTACAGCAGGTGTATTCGACCTTGATACCGATTCAAACGGTCGTTGGTCTGTTGAGAAGTTCAAGGGTCTTCTGTTCCAAATCGAGCGTGATGCGAACGCAATCGCACAAAGAACTCGTAGAGGAAAGGGCAACATCATCATGTGCTCTGCAGACGTTGCTTCTGCGCTGACCATGGCTGGTGTTCTCGACTACACCCCTGCACTCAACGCAAATCTTAACGTTGATGACACTGGTAATACCTTTGCTGGTGTTCTGCAAGGTAAGTATCGTGTTTATATCGATCCTTATTCAGCAAACCTGACTGCAGGTAATGCATCACCTGGTAACCAGTATTACGTTGTTGGTTATAAGGGTTCTTCCCCTTATGATGCTGGTCTGTTCTACTGCCCATATGTTCCTCTCCAAATGGTTCGTGCCGTTGGTGAGAACTCCTTCCAACCAAAAATTGGATTCAAGACCCGTTACGGTCTTGTTGCCAATCCATTTGCAGAAGGAACCGATCAAGGTTTGGGTCGTCTTAAGATCAATGCAAACCGTTACTACAGACGTGTTGCTGTCAAAAATCTCATGTAAATCTCATATGAGATTATCTGGAGGACCTCAAAAAGGTCCTCTTTTTTTATAAATAAAACAGTTAAAAACTTTGGTGATATGTTTTATATTTACAAATCGACCAATAAAATAAATAATAAATTTTATATTGGTAGATGTAAAGGTCCTATTGAAAACCGAGAATATAAACATTGGTGGTATGCTACAAATAAAAATAGCAATGCACCATTTCCAAATGCTTTGCGTAAATATGGAAGAGATAATTTTATATGGGAAATTATAGAAGAAACTGATAAAAATAATCATGGAGAAAGAGAAATATATTGGATAGATAAACTAAAACCACATTACAATGCTACTTTAGGTGGAGATGGTGGAACACTTGGTCGCCAATGTCCAGAACATGTAAAGGAAGCAACAAGACAATCAAGAATAGTTTCAGTAAAAGATAGAACTACTGGAAAAGTTTACAACTCCATGAAAGATGCCAGAATAGACACCGGAGTGTTAGAAAGTAGCATAAGTAGGTCAATAAAATATAATGGGACTGGTAGTAGATGGGAAAAGTTCATCTAAATAGTTCAAAAAAATGTCAACATCAAATATATTTGATAATCAGATACAGAATAGAAATTTTTTATCTCCAACTGGTTTTAAATTTACTTTAAATCGAGCACCTAAAGTTGCATTTTTTAGTAATTCTGCAAATATTCCAGGAATGACTTTGGGTGTTGCAATACAACCAACTTATCTAAAAGACATTGATACTCCTGGAGATAAAATAGTTTTTGATGATTTTACTCTTCGATTTCTAGTCGATGAAGATTTAAAGAATTATATGGAAGTTCATAATTGGATTCGTGGTT